GTCTATAAATACTAAGAGACCTTATTTTATATCAATGAAAAAGAAGTGTCCAGACGGAAAATATTATTGCTATACTGATAAAGTATGCAAAGACATTCCAAAAGGGTTCAAAATGGTTGGACCCATGGGGATGCTTCGTAAAGAGAATGGTCATTCTATTGATGATGATTCTGAAACCACTAAAAAGAATGGTAAAAAAAATGGCAATGGTCATTCTAATGGTAATGGAAATGGAAATGGTGGTGATGTAAGTGAAGATTTAAGAAAGTGGTTTGGTTCTGGTCCTAAAGGTGGAAAAGGTGGTGGTGGATGGGACAGATACAACACCAAAGGTGAAAGAATTGGAAAATGTGCAAGGGAACCTGGAGAAGGTAAACCTAAATGTCTTTCCAATGAAAAAGCAGCAAAAATGTCTAAGGCAGAAAGAGCTGCAGCTGTAAAAAGAAAAAGAAGACAGGATCCAGTTGCAGATCGTTCAGGTAAAGGAGGAAAACCAATCATGACTTCTAATAAGATTAAAGAAAGTTCTTCACCAATGGTAAGGCAGATTCTTGAAAGAATTGAATGTGAGCAGGAGTGGATTCTTGTAGAAAAGAATGTACCTACTAATCCTTCACTATGGTCAAAGTTTAAGTCACAAGCAAGAGCAAAGTTTGATGTATATCCTTCTGCTTATGCTAATGGTTGGGCTGCTAAGAAATATAAAGCAGCAGGTGGTAGTTGGAAGAAAGCAACTAGTGAAAGTGTAGAATTAGAAGAAAAGAAAGAATGTGCTCATAATCATAAAGGTGAAGAGTGTGCAGTTCATGGTATGAAGGAGTGTCCTGATGAAAAAAAGATTGATGAGGCAGTAAGAATTCCTGCAAAAAATGGAAATCTTTATCTTGTATCATTTTCTTGGAAAGGTAAGTATATGATGATGAAGATCTTCTTCCCAGAAATCAGCAGACCTACAAGAACTCAAGTTCAGGATGCACTTGAAAAAGTATATCCTGGTTGTCATGTTCAAAGATTTGATATGACTTCATATCAACCTGGTGAACCCATGTTGACTATGGGTGAGGAAGTAGAAGATTTGGAAGAACTTGCTCCTTTGATTGCAGCACCTTTAGCAGTTGCTGGTAAGGTAGCAGCAGTTGCTGCTAAGGGTATTGCTACTGGCGCTAAAGCTGTTGCTAGAGCATCTGTTCCTGTTGCTAAGAGTATAACAAAAGGTGTTGGACGTGCTGCTCAAGGTGGTATAGAATCAGCAGCAGCAGGAGTTTCAAGAGGCAGGCAAGAAAGAAAGTCTCAAATGGAAGGTGCTGCTTGGACAAAAAAGTCTGGTAAAAACAGTGAAGGAGGATTAAATGAAAAAGGTAGAAAGTCGTATGAGCGTGAAAACCCAGGAAGCGATCTTAAGGCACCTTCAAAGAAAGTTGGCAATCCTCGCAGAAAGAGCTTTTGTGCGAGAATGAAAGGAATGAAGTCAAAGTTGACTTCTGCTAAGACAGCAAATGATCCAAATAGCAGAATCAATAAGTCCCTTAGAGCTTGGAATTGCTGATTAATTTATGAGTGAAATTTATCTTGGTAATCCTAATCTAAAAAAAGCAAATACTCAAATTGAGTTTACTCAAGAAAATATTAAAGAGTATTTGAAATGTAAAGATAACCCTGTCTACTTTGCCCAAAACTATGTAAAGATTGTGACTCTTGATCATGGTTTACAACCATTCAAGACATATGACTTTCAAGAAAGACTCATCAATAATTTTTACCACAATAGATTTAACATCTGTAAAATGCCAAGACAGACTGGCAAAAGCACGACTGTTATTTCTTTTTTGCTTCACCATGTTGTCTTTAATGACAGTGTTAATATTGGCATCCTCGCTAACAAAGCATCAACTGCTAGAGAACTTCTAAGTAGATTACAGGTTGCTTACGAGAACTTGCCTAAGTGGATGCAACAGGGTATCCTATCATGGAACAAAGGTTCATTGGAGTTAGAAAATGGCAGTAAGATATTGGCAGCTTCTACATCTGCAAGTGCTGTCAGAGGCATGTCATTCAATATCCTCTTCTTGGACGAATTCGCGTTCGTTCCAAATCACATCGCTGATGCCTTCTTTGCATCTGTTTATCCTACTATTACTTCTGGCAAAAGCACAAAGGTCATAATTGTTTCTACACCTCATGGTATGAACCACTTCTATAGGATGTGGCATGATGCAGAAAATGGAAGTAATGAATATATTCCAACTGATGTTCACTGGTCTGAGGTTCCTGGAAGAGATGATAAGTGGAAGAAGCAGACTATTAAGAATACATCTGAACAACAGTTTAAGATTGAGTTTGAGTGTGAGTTCCTAGGTTCTGTTGACACTCTTATTGCACCAAGTAAACTTAAGAATCTAATATATGATAATCCCATTCAAAGAAATGCTGGATTAGACTTATATGAACCACCAATGAAGAAACATGATTATGTGATGTCTGTTGACGTAGCAAGAGGAGTTGGTAATGACTACTCTGCTTTCATTGTCACAGATATCACAGAGTTTCCACATAAGGTAGTTGCAAAATATAGGAATAACACCATTAAACCAATGCTTTTCCCAAACATAATTTGGGAAATAGCAAGAAAATATAATGAAGCATTTATCTTATGTGAGGTAAATGATATTGGAGATCAGGTTGCTAGTATTTTACAATATGACCTTGAATATCAAAACTTACTAATGTGCTCAATGAGAGGTAGGGCAGGACAGATTGTTGGACAAGGATTTTCAGGATCAAAAACCCAACTTGGATTAAAGATGTCCAAGACAGTTAAGAAAGTGGGTTCTTTAAATCTTAAAACGCTTATTGAAGAAGATAAATTATTAATTAATGACTATGAAATTATCTCAGAACTTACAACCTTTGTATCAAAGCACAATTCATTTGAGGCAGAGGAAGGATGTAATGATGACCTTGCCATGTGTTTAGTTATCTATGCCTGGTTGGTAGCACAAGATTACTTTAAGGAACTGACTGATCAGGATGTAAGAAAAAGATTATATGATGAGCAGAAGAATCAGATAGAGCAAGATATGGCACCTTTTGGATTCATCAATGATGGTCTTGATGATACTACATTTGTAGATGATGAAGGTGATAGATGGTTCACTGATGCTTATGGTGATATGTCACATATGTGGGATTATAGATAACAAAATAGTAATTACTTATGAATGATTTTAACTTACCAGGATCAAATAAAAGTCAGTTGGATGATAAAACCAAAAAATTTGCAGTTGACATACAATTAAAGAATATTTGTAAGATATTGGGTGGTGAAGTAAAGCATTATATCTGCTGTGATAGAACCACCACACATGAAAAAATTATAATAGAGTACAATCACAAACAAAAATAATGGATTTTGATGAACAGTTTTGTCTTGGTCATTTACTTCTTGATTTAAGGAAGTGTAGAGTCTGTGGTGAAGAAAAAAATCTTGTGGATGGATTTTACAGAACAAGAAAAGATAGAGGACCAGTAGTATCATCTTACTCTTATGAGTGTAAGGAGTGTTGTAAGAAGAGAGTAGTACAAAAAAGAGTGAAGTATACACATGATGTATACCCAGATTGGTAATTAAGAATTATTCCAAGGTTCACTCCATCATTCCCCACTGAAACACTTGAAAACAATAAATATTTTTAGTCAATCATGAGAACTTTAGGAGAGTAATTAAATGGCAACTCCTCAATTATCTCCAGGTGTATTGGTCAGGGAAGTTGACCTTACAGTTGGTAGAGCTGATAATGTTCTTGATAATGTTGGTGCAATCGCTGCACCATTTAAAAGTGGTCCTATTGAAGAATCAGTTCTGATTTCAAGTCAGAGTCAACTTATCAATATCTTTGGCAAACCCCAAGATAAAGATAAGCATTATGAGGATTGGATGGTTGCATCTGAATTCCTATCATATGGTGGAACTCTCCAGGTAGTTAGAATAGATGGTTCAAATCTGAAGAATGCAAATGCTGGTGTTTCAATAGCATCTACAGATGTAAAAATTAAAAACTACGATGATTATGAGGCAAATTATTCATCTGCCACAGACTTCTTCTATGCATCAAGAGAAGCAGGTGAAATAAATACAAACCTTAAAGTCTGCACAATTGATAATTTTGCAGACCAAACTATTGGAATTTCAACAACAAGTCCTGTTGGTGCTGGTGCAACTGTTGGATTTGGAGTTACAGTTCAATTAACTACAGTTAACACACCTGGTGCTGGAACAACTACATCCTTTACTGGATATCTGAAAGGCATCATTACTGGTGTTACCACTGATGCTACCTCTAACATGAAGAGTAGTATTGACGTAAGAATTGTCTCCAGAGTTTCTGGAATGACAACTGATTCTGGAACTGAATATCCCATCACTTATCAAGTTGGTAATGCTGGTAGATCTATTGAAGCTGCTGACACAATTACATTTGTAGAAAATTCAGGTGCTAATGTCAAGACTGCTACTGTAGCAACAGCTGTTGACTGGTATGATCAACAGACTCTGGGTCTGACAAATTCTACTGTTTTCTGGAAGAATCTTGCTCCAAGACCTGTAACAAATAACTTTGCTGCTACAAGAAGTGCAAAGAATGATGCAATGCACATTGTAGTTGTTGATGATTTTGGAACAGTAACTGGTGTACAAGGTAATCTCCTTGAGACAAACTTCTTCCTGTCTAAGGCACTTGATGGTGAAGAAGATGGAAATTCTCCACTCAGAAACTACTACAAGAGCTATCTTGCAAATAACTCATCATATATCTTTGCTGGTGCTAATCCTGGTTCAACCTTTGATGTTGTAAGAGGACTTAATGCTCAGGCAAGTGGATTCTCCTCAGGATATACTAAAGTTACCACTGGTGCTGGTGCTTGGGGACTTGAAGCACAAGGAGTTACATTTAATGTGCTTGGAAATGTCTCTTACACACTTGGTGGTGGTGCTGACTATAGTGCATCTGGTGGAATGGCATCTTCACTTGGTGATGTCTTAACTGGATATCAACTCTTTGAAAACAAAGATGAAATTTCTCTTGACTTCCTGTTGATGGGATCATCAATGAATGATCAACTTTCAACACAATCTAAAGCAAATCTTCTGATTTCAATTGCTGAAGGAAGAAAAGATTGTCAAGCAGTGATTTCTCCACATAGATCTAATGTTGTTAACGTTACTAACGCTACTACTGCTACAAATAATGTACTGAATTATTATTCACAGATTAGTTCTTCTTCTTTTGCTGTTCTTGACAGTGGTTATAAGTATGTCTATGACAGATTTAATAATGAGTTCAGATACATCCCTCTAAATGGTGATGTTGCTGGTATCATGGCAAGAAACAATACTGTTTATCTGCCTTGGTTCTCACCTGCTGGTCAATCAAGAGGAACTCTTAACAATGTTGTTAAGTTAGCATACAACCCCAACAAAGCACAGAGAGATCAACTTTATAAAGCAAGAATTAATCCAATCATTAACCAAAATGCATCTGGTGCTATTCTCTTTGGTGACAAGACTGCTCTTAGTTACAAGTCTGCTTTTGATAGAATTAATGTTAGAAGACTATTCCTGACAGTTGAACAAGCACTTGAAACTGCTGCAAATGATCAACTTTTTGAACTGAATGACTCTGAAACCAGAGCAAACTTTATTAATATTGTTGAACCTTTCCTGACTGATATTCAGTCACAGAGAGGAATTGAAGACTTTAGAGTCATTTGTGATGAAACAAATAATACTTCTGATATTGTTGACAACAATGAGTTCAGAGCTGACATCTTCATTCAACCTGCAAGATCAATCAACTTTATTACTCTTACCTTTGTTGCTACAAGAGGTGGAATTAACTTCACTGAAGTTACTGGAACCTGATTTATTACTAGTGGTCAATAACACAAAGAGGTAACACAAATGGCAAACATTGCAACAAAAAATCTTCATAATTTCAAGACACAATTAAGGGGTGGGGGTGCTCGCCCCAATCTATTTGAAGCTTCAATCCCCTCATTCCCATCTGGTATTACAGGTGCTTCAACACTCTGGAATGATGCAACAAGAAAGGACTTCAGATTTCTTTGTAAAGCAGCACAACTTCCTGCTTCAACTGTTGCTGAAATTCCAGTTCCTTTCAGAGGTAGAATCCTGAAAGTTGCTGGTGACAGAACCTTTGAACCTTGGACAGTCACCATCATCAATGATGAAGACTTTAACCTAAGAAGTGCTTTTGAAGGTTGGATGAACACAATTAATGACCTGTCACATGCTACAGGCGTTACTAATCCTTCCTCTTATATGGCAAATGCTTACATTGCTCAACTGGGTAGAGGTAATGCAAGAAATTCAACATCACATCCAAGAGACAATAAGAATCAGCAAGTTCTGAGATCTTATAAGTTCACTGGAATTTTCCCAACTGAGGTTGGTGCAATTGATCTGAGCTATGATTCAACTGACACTATTGAAGAATTCACTGTAACCTTCCAGGTTCAGGACTTCAGAATTGGTCTTGCTGAAGATGGTAGAACTGATGGAGGATCAACTCCAACATTTAAATAATAATTAAAGTTGATAAATACTAGGAGCACAGACTTCTAGTATTAATAATAATGGCAAGATTATTTGGTTTCTCAATTGAAGACAATGAGAAGCAACCACCAGGGCTAGTATCTCCTGTTCCTCCTAATAACCAGGATGGATCTGAGAACTATATTAGCTCTGGTTTTTTTGGGTCTTATGTTGATATAGAAGGAATATATAAAAATGAGAATGATCTCATCAGAAGATATAGATCTATGTCATTATATCCTGAGTGTGATAGTGCTATTGAAGATGTTGTAAATGAAGCTATTGTTGCTGATACAAATGATTCTCCAGTAGAGATTGAACTTTCAAACTTAAATGCCAGTGATGGCATCAAGAAAAAAATTAGAGAAGAGTTTAGATATATTCTTGACCTCCTTGATTTTGATACCAAGGCACATGAAATTTTCAGGAATTGGTATATTGATGGAAGATTATATTACAATAAGGTAATTGATCAGAAGAAACCAGAAGATGGTATTAAAGAACTGAGATATATTGATGCATCTAAGATGCGTTATATACGTCAAATCATTCAAAAAAAGGGTGATGGAGTTTTTCAAAGACAAGATACTGCTAAAGATCAATTCCAATTTCCACCTATTGAAGAATATTTTGTATATACAGATGGTGGAAAGAAAACTGGATATGGAACACAACAAGCAAGTGGTGGAGTAAAACTGACCAGAGATTCTATTTGCTATTGTACATCAGGATTAGTTGATAGAAACAAAGGATCAACTCTTTCTTGGTTACATAAAGCAATCAAACCTCTTAATCAGTTAATGATGATTGAGGATTCTCTTGTTATATACAGACTTTCTAGAGCACCTGAAAGAAGAATCTTCTACATTGATGTTGGTAATCTACCCAAAGTGAAGGCAGAACAATACCTGCGTGATGTGATGATGCGTTATAGAAATAAGTTGGTGTATGATTCCAACACTGGTGAAATCAGAGATGATAAAAAACATATGTCCATGATGGAGGACTTCTGGTTACCTAGAAGAGAGGGTGGCAGAGGCACTGAGATTACTACACTCCCAGGTGGTCAGAATCTTGGTGAAATTACTGACATTAACTATTTCCAGAAGAAACTCTATAGATCACTGAATGTTCCTGAAACAAGAATTGGTGGAGAAGGTGGTTTTACACTTGGAAGATCATCTGAAATTTTAAGAGATGAGATTAAGTTCTCCAAGTTTGTTGGAAGAATGAGAAAAAGATTCTCTCATATGTTCCAAGATCTTCTTAAGACACAACTCATTCTGAAAAATGTTGTTACTCCTGAAGATTGGGAGTTAATGTCTGACCATATTCAGTATGATTTCCTTTATGACAATCATTTTGCTGAACTTAAAGAGGCAGAACTTACTACTGAAAGACTTAATCTTGCTACTCTTGCTGAACCTTATGTTGGTAAGTATTACTCTAATGATTACATAAGACGTAAAATCTTACGTCAGACAGATCAAGAAATTATTGATCAAGATGCATTGATTGAAAAGGAAATCAAAGATGGTGTAATTCCTGATCCAAGTCAAATGGAAATTGATCCTACTACTGGTCAACCAATTTCTCCTCAATCTGGTGACACATCAGGTGGACTAATGGGTGCTACTCCCCAAGCACCAGAGGTTGATGAGACAAAGTTTGAAACACCCAAAGGTGGGGAAATATAAATAAATTTATTGTAACTTATACAACATGGAAGAATTAATGGATCTTTTGGTGAAAGATGAATCACCTACGCAAATAAGTGATGCCATCAAAGATATGCTTTATTCTAGAACTGCAGAAAAAGTTCAAACTGCAACTCCTGGAATTATGAATAATATATTTGATGGTGAAGATACACAACCAGAAGCAGATGTTGAGATTGAATCATCAGAACAAGAAGAGAACTAAATACATTAACAGGTCTATTGTAATTAAAAGTAATGGCGAGCGCACTTAAGGCAGTTGGAACTAATCAAACAATAACCACCTCTGCCACACCAGTATTATCTGCTGCAATTTCTCAACAAACTGATACTCTTAGAGTTGTTGCAGAAACTGTTGGGGTTCATGTTGCAATTGGTACTAATCCTACTGCTGCAACCACTGACATTTATATTGGTACATCTGGTGGTGATGAAAAAATTAGTCTTGGTCCTGTAGCATCTCAAAGAGTTGTTGGTATCACTACTGGCACACAAACAACTCTTGATTTTCCTGAAGGAACAGGATCACCTTTTGCACTTGGAGATGCAGTTTCACTTACTGTTAGTGGTACTCAAACATATTACAATTTTAGTCATAAAATTGTTCACTCTATTGACACATCAAGTGGTGTTGGAGGGTTTTTTAGTACAAGAATTATAGTCAATAATGATTCTTCTGGTATTGTAACAGCATTTAATGCTCCATATGCTGATCTGAGAAGGTCATTTAAAGTATCACTCAGAACTTCTGCCAGTTCTGGAAAAGCGTTCGTACAACAAGTTCAAGTCTCTTGAGGTCACAAATGAAACTAATTAGAGAAGAAATCGAATCTGTTGACTTCATTGTAGAATCTGTTGGTGGAAAGAAGTCAATGTTTATTGAAGGAATTTTCCTACAGGGAGACCTTCAAAATAGAAATGGAAGAATGTATCCCATGAACGTCCTGAGGAAGGAAGTTCAAAGATATAATGAAAACCATGTTAAATCAGGAAGAGCTCTGGGAGAACTGGGTCATCCAGAAGGTCCCACTGTAAATCTTGATAGAGTATCCCACAAGATTGTATCACTTAGAGAAAGTGGTTCAAACTTCATTGGTAAAGCTAAAATCCTAAGCACACCAATGGGCAAGATTGCACAATCTCTTATTGATGAGGGAGTGAAACTGGGTGTTTCATCCAGAGGTATTGGTTCTTTGAAACCTACCAGAGAAGGAGTAAACATTGTAGGTGATGACTTCATGTTGGCAACTGCTGCTGACATTGTTGCTGATCCTTCCGCACCAGATGCTTTTGTTGAAGGCATTATGGAAGGTAAGGAATGGGTATGGGATGGTGGTATTTTAAGAGAAAAACTTGCTGCTAAAACATACGCTCAGATCAATACTTTGGTTGATCAAAAACAATTAGATGAGAAGAAGTTGGATATTTTCAATAACTTCTTAAATAACCTTTGATATCACAAAGGTTTTAATTTATAAATAAATATAGTTTAAAACAGGCAATCGGAGAGTTTCAAAATGTCTCGTGGAGATCTACAAGAAATGGAAGTAAAGACACAGCAATCCAAAACTGCGGTAAACTCTGGTGCTAAGGCAGGGGACCCTATGGATTCATCAGGTGCTGGTTCTTATGAGGATCTTGGTGGTCCTTCACCTGAGAACTACAAACCAGATAATGATTCTGCTAAAATCAGAGAACCAAAAATTAAAACTGTTGCTGACGTAGTCAACAAGGGTTCTAAAAAAGCAGATCCAATGCAAAAAATGTCCAAAGAAGAAACAGAAGCAACTGAGGAAGTTGTTGCAGAAGAGGAAGTTTCTACTGAAGAAGTAGTTGCTGAATCAGAAGAAACAACTGAAGCATATGACATGGATGAAGATGTCAATGCTCTCCTTGGTGGTGAAGAACTCTCTGAGGAGTTTAGAGAAAAAGCAAAGGTTGTCTTTGAAGCTGCTCTAAATTCAAAAGTAAAAGAAATCCAGGAATCCCTGGAAGCACAATATGGTGCTCAACTAGAAGAGGCTAAAGAAGAACTTAAGACTTCTCTAGTTGAAAGAGTTGACTCATATCTTGAGTATGTCTGCGAAGAGTGGATTACTGAGAATGAGTTGGCTGTAGAACATGGTATTAAATCTGAAATGACTGAGAGTTTCCTCTCAGGCATGAAGAGTCTTTTTGAAGAACATTATGTAACCATCCCTGAAGATAAATATGATGTGCTGGAAAGCATGGTAGAAAAACTTGATGACATGGAAACCAAGCTCAATGAGCAAATTGATAAGAATATTGGATTGAACAGAAGACTTGCTGAGTCTTCTGCTCAAGATGTTCTGACTCAAGTTTCCTCAGGTCTTGCAGAGACCCAGAAGGAGAAGCTCGCCTCACTTGCTGAAAGTGTGGAGTTTGAAAGTGAAGAAGAATATCGTGAAAAATTGGAGACTCTAAAGGAGTCATACTTCTCTAGAACAACTCCTGCTGCAAAGACCCAATCTACTCAAACCCTTTCTGAGGGTGTAGATAGCACAACCAATCCTGTTTCAGGATCCATGGAAACCTATCTGAGAAGCCTGGGTGCTTTCAAGCAAAACTGAATTTAACATTAATTCAAACTGTAAACACATCCCCCTTAAGGTAAACGCAAATGTTTCAATCTGAACATCTGCAGGAAAAGTGGGCACCTCTCCTAGACTATGAAGGTCTTGATGGTATCAAGGATAACCATAGAAGAGCTGTTACTGCTGTCCTGCTGGAAAACCAAGAAAAATTTTTAAGAGAAGAGGCTGCTTTCTCTCAGGGTATCAACCTGATGGAAACACCTACAATGTCTGGCAATGCTGCTGGTCAACCAACTGGTAACCCTGCTACAACTGGTGCATTTGGTGCTAATGCCACTGCTTCTGGTCCTGTTGCTGGTTTTGACCCTGTTCTGATCTCTCTGATCAGACGTGCAATGCCTAACCTGGTTGCATATGATCTGGCTGGTGTACAACCAATGTCTGGTCCTACTGGACTGATCTTTGCAATGCGCTCCAGATATGAGAATCAATCTGGTGCAGAATCATTCTTCAATGAGCCTGATTCTGGATTCTCTGGTCAGGATGATGCATTCAACCTTGAAGGTGGCATGGCTGATAAAGCCACTGGTCTGGGTACTACTGGTCAAGTTGGCAACAACCCATCTGTACTTAACCCTGTTGGTTCAGGTGGATCAAACACTGACTACAATGTTGGTCAGGGTATGGCCACTGGTGATGCTGAGAACCTGGGTAATGGTTCTGGCAACCAGTTCAATGAAATGGCATTCTCTATTGAGAAAGTCACTGTAACCGCTAAGTCCAGAGCACTCAAAGCAGAGTACTCCTTGGAACTGGCACAAGACCTTAAGGCAATTCATGGTCTGAATGCTGAAGCAGAACTTGCTAACATCCTCTCTACTGAGATCCTTGCTGAGATCAACAGAGAAGTCATCAGAACTATCTACAAGTCTGCTGAGCAAGGTGCTGTATCAAACGTAGCACAACAAGGCACATTTGACCTGGACGTTGACTCCAATGGTAGATGGTCTGTTGAGAAGTTCAAGGGTCTTCTGTTCCAAATTGAGAGAGATGCTAATGCAATCGCTCAAAGAACAAGACGTGGAAAGGGCAACATTGTCATGTGCTCTGCTGATGTAGCATCTGCACTGACCATGGCAGGAATCCTGGATTATACTCCAGCCCTGAATGCAAACCTGAATGTTGATGACACTGGCAATACATTTGCTGGAACCATCAATGGTAAGTTCAGAGTTTACATTGACCCCTATTCAGCAAACCTCGCTTCTAACAACACTGCTGCCAACTCTGGCAATCAGTACTATGTTGTTGGTTATAAGGGTTCTTCCCCTTATGATGCAGGTCTGTTCTACTGCCCTTATGTTCCTCTTCAGATGGTTCGTGCAGTTGGAGAGAACACCTTCCAGCCCAAGATTGGCTTTAAGACCAGATATGGTCTTGTTGCTAATCCCTTTGCTGAAGGTACAACTCAAGGACTTGGTAGACTTAAAGTCAACTCCAACCGCTACTACAGAAGAGTTGTTGTTAAGAACCTCATGTAATTCTGGTTGTTGTGGGGCTGGTTGCCCCACATGCCCTTTCAGACCCCCTAACTTAGGGGGTCTTTTTTTATGCTTTTCATAAATAATCATAAAACATTATGACTTACTCTACATCAAAAGATGTGAGAACAAGACAAGCAACTAAAAATACAGTTGCTTCTTTAACAAAAAATGATCTTCAAAGCAGGAATTTTCTACAACCTCAAGGTTTTAGATTCCAAGTTGCAAGAGCACCAAAAGTAACATTCTTTGGAAACTCTGTCAATATTCCTGGAATGACATTAAGAACAACAACTCAAACAACTCCTGGTCTTAAGGATATTGATTTACCAGGAGAAATTATAGACTTTGAAGATCTTACCCTTAGATTTTTAGTAGATGAAAATCTTCAAAACTATCAAGAAATTCAAAACTGGATAAGAGGTCTTGGTTTTCCTGAGTCTCTGCAAGAAATTTATAATTTACAGGATGAAGAAGTTGGTACAACATTGAGAACAAACAATCAAAGTCCAATGAATCTTTACTCTGATGGTACTCTCACCATTCTTGATGCCATGCAGATTGAAAATTTTAAAGTAAAGTTCCAGGATTTGTTTCCATATTCCTTGTCAACAATACAATTTGATGCTACGCTTGCTGATACAGAATACTTTACTGCAGAAGTCTCATTCAAGTATTTGAACTATAACATTGTTAAAGGTAGTGGATTTGTATGATCACTCTTGATAAAATTCAGGAGATGTGGGAAAAAGATGCAAAGATGGACCCAGACAACTTACATACTGAGTCATTAAACATTCCTATCCTACACTCCAGATATTATGAAATATATAATAACATTTATTTGCTTAGAAAAAAAGCAGAGCAACAAAGAAAAAATATAAGACATGAGCGTTATGAGTATTTTGCTGGAAAAGCAGATCCTGATGTTTACATAGATAATCCATTCCCTAAGAAAATTAGAGATAAAGAAACAATGCAAAAGTATCTTGATGCAGATGAAAAACTCTCAGGAATTTCTTTAAAGATTGATTATTATGAAACTATGCTGAGTTATCTTGAAGAAATTTTAAAACAGATAACTAATAGAACTTATCAGATAAAAAATTCAATTGAGTTCATGCGTTTTACCTCAGGATTAGGTTAATGAACCAGGAAGAAGATTTACCCTACTATAATGTAACTCTTGGAATAGATGATGTTAGAGTTCTACACTATGCAGTAACTGAGGCAATTCAGAAATGGCCAGGTTCTCCTGCCAGACCACAAGAAGAACAAGAATTGCTTTGGAATTCTAGAGATTGGTTGACAAAAATAATACTTGAAAATACATTTCAAAGTAAATAATAAATACTGTTAGGTGAAACTTCATCATGGCAGATTTGATTATACAAAAAATAAATGAAGTATATCTACACTTAAAAACTGAACCTCATATTGAATATGAGTTAAGAGATAGATTTACTTTTGAAGTGCCTAACAAAAAATTTATGCCCCAGTATAGAAGCAAATACTGGGATGGATATGTTCACTTGTTTAATATGAAGACTAAGAGGATCTATGTTGGTCTTCTTGATAAAATTGTAGCGTTTTGTGAACAATCAGGATACTCATATCAATTTGAAGATAATAAGTTCTATGGTCCTCCTTTTGAAGTTAATGAGATGATTTCAGAAGAGGGTGTCAAAGACTTCATGAAAGCAATCACACCACTCAAACCTAGAGACTATCAGATTGATGCTGTTCATGATGCTCTTAAGTATAATAGAAAATTATTAATTTCACCAACAGCATCTGGTAAGTCATTTATGATTTACACAATTGTAAGATTTCATGTTAATGTTGGTAGAAAAATTTTACTTGTTGTCCCTACCACATCTCTTGTAGAACAGATGTTTAAGGACTTTCAGGACTATGGGTGGGATGCAGAAAATCACTGCCATAGAATTTATGCTGGACGTGAAAGAGTTAATACTAATGAAGTTACTATCACAACATGGCAATCTGTATATCAGTTAGATAGAAAGTTCTTTGAAGCATATGATGTGGTGATTGGTGATGAGGCGCACCTTTTTAAAAGTAAGTCTCTCGTTGGCATTATGGACAAGTTACATCATGCAAAGTATAGATATGGTTTCACAGGAACTTTAGATGGCACACAGACCCATAAATGGGTGTTAGAGGGACTGTTTGGACCTTCATACAAAGTTACTCAAACTAAAAAACTTATAGATCAAGGTCACCTTGCTACACTGGATATTCAGTGTCTTGTATTAAAGTATAAACCAAAGAAATTTGATACCTATGAGGATGAAATACAATTCTTAATTAGTCATGAAAAAAGAAATAAATTTATCACAAATTTGTCCATAGATTTAAAAGGTAATACCTTAATTCTATACAGTAGAGTAGAAGCACATGGTGCCATACTTTATGAGATGATAAATAAAAAAGTCATAGAAGGAAGAAAAGTATTCTTCGTTCATGGTGGTGTAGGTGCTGAAGAAAGAGAACAAGTTAGAGAAATTACTGAGAAACAGAATGATGCCATCATTGTTGCTTCTTATGGAACATTTAGTACAGGAATCAATATTAAGAATCTACACAATGTAATCTTTGCCTCTCCATCCAAATCTCGCATTCGTAACCTTCAGAGTATTGGTAGAGTTTTAAGAAAAAGCAAAAACAAAGTGAAAGCAAAACTATATGATATTGCTGATGATCTAACTTTGGGATCAAGAAAAAATTATACACTGAATCATTTCATTGAAAGAGTGAAAATTTATGTTCAAGAGCAATTCAATTATGACATTATATCAGTTAACATAAAAGACTAGGAGGGAATGTATGCTAGAAGATGATTTCTATTGTACAATCAAATTCAAAGGTGGAGATGAAATCTTTGCCAAGGTAGCAGCAGAAGTAGAAGAAGATAGAACTATGCTTCTAGTTTCAAACCCAATTATAGTTGAAGAAGTAAAGTTGAGAGGAACAACTGTAGGTCATAAATTTGAACCATGGTTGAAATCAACTTCTGAAGATATGTTCTTAATTAATATTGATGATGTTCTTACTATGTCTGAGTCAGAAGACATTGATATGATTTTATATTATCAACAGTATATAAGGAAGATGCATAAAGATAACCATGCTCAGATAGATAGGAAAATGGGTTATCTATCCTCTGTACAAGATGCAAAAGAAGTTCTAGAGAAACTTTATAAATCTAGCTAAGGCTGATCTTTCAAAGGCAACAAACCTAGTCTACTAGCAAAGTGTATAGTTGTCAATGTTTTGTTTTGCTGTTATAATGATTTCAATAGATAAATGATTATTATGCCCTTTTCTTATACTACTATGGCAAGACCTAAGAAGTCAGAACACTATGTCAATAACAAGGACTTCCTAGCTGCTTTGGAACAGTATGCTATTGATGTTGAGAGAGCAAAAGAAAAAGATCAACCAAAACCACAGATTCCTAGGTATATTGGTGAGTGTTTTTTGAAGATTGCCAACCATCTATCATACAAACCTAACTTTGTGAACTATATGTTCAAGGATGATATGATCTGTGATGGTATTGAGAATTGTGTAAGATATATTCATAATTTTAATCCTGAAAAGTCTAAGAATCCATTTGCTTATTTCACACAAATCATTTACTATGCATTCCTGAGAAGGATTCAGCAAGAAAAGAAGCAACTAGAAATTAAGAACAAGATTTTGGAGAAGACCAACTTTGATGAGGTCTTTGACTCAAATGATCTTGACTCCTGTAATTATAGCGAGTACAATTCTATCAAAGATGCAGTCCATAGCAAATTGAGGAACTGATGCGAGTAGCAGTTATTAGTGATACTCATTATGGTGCAAGAAAAGGGTCTAAACTTTTTCATGACTATTTTGAAAAATTTTATAATGAAGTTTTCTTCCCAACATTAGATAAAGAAGGTATTACCACTGTAATTCATATGGGTGATGCTTTTGATAGTAGAAAGGGTATTGAGTTTAAAGCACTTGATTGGGCAAAGAGAGTAGTATTTGATCCTCTCAAGGAAAGAGGTATCAATATGCATCTGATGGTGGGTAATCATGATGCTTATTATAAAAATACTAATAACATTAACTCTATTGATCTTCTCCTTAATGAATATGATAATGTAATAACATATTCAGAGGCGACTGAGGTAGTTGTTGATAAGACACCAATTCTTTTTATTCCATGGATTAATGAAGATAATCAAGAACAAACTTTTAAATTTATTAAAAATTCAACTTGCCACTACGCGATGGGGCACCTTGAACTCACAGGATTTAGAGCTCATAAAAACCTCATCATGGACCATGGTATGGAAAGCAAACTATATCAGAAGTTCCAGCGGGTATTTTCGGGTCATTTCCATACAAGATCAGATGATGGAAGAATCTTCTACATAGGCAACCCATATGAGATGTTCTGGAATGATGTTAATGATGACAGAGGTTTCATTATTTTAGAAACTGATGATATGAAATTTGACTATGTAAACAATCCATTCAGAATGTTTCATAACATCTATTATGATGACACTCCTTATCAGATGTTTGATGCATCACCATATAAAAATAAGATTGTTAAGATCATTGTCAAGTCAAAAAATGATATTACAAATTTTGAAAAATTTGTAGATAAAATCTATGAGACAAAAGTTGCTGATCTAAAAATTGTTGAAAATTATGATTTCAACAATGGATACTTTACTGAAAATTCAGATGTAGAGACAGAAGATACTTTCTCAATCTTGAATAGATATATTGAAGAAGCAGATTTTTCACTTGATAAATCAGTGGTTCAATCTCTTATCAAAGATGTCTATGAGGAAGCATGTGAATTAGTATAATGTTTATAATCACAGTAGCAGGAAAGGAGAAGGATGGTGCATACTCTGTAGTAGATGATGAAGGAGAAGAAGTTCTCTACATTTTTGAAGAAGAAGATGATGCTATGAGATATTCAATGCAATTGGAAGAAATGGATTATCCTCTGATGCATGTGATTGAGATTGAAAGCGATTTAATGATTCATACTTGTGAGACACATGGTCACAGGTATGCTATCATTTCAAAAAATGATATTGTGATTCCCCCAGATAAAAACAATGATAACCTTTAAAACTATTACTTGGAAAAACTTTTTATCAACTGGAAACCATCCTACTTCAGTATTGCTTGATAATAATAACACTTCTCTCATCATTGGAACTAATGGTGCAGGTAAGTCTACTATCTTGGATGCTCTCACATTTTCATTGTATGGTAAGTCTTTTAGGAAGATTAATAAGGGACAACTTATCAATACTACAAATGAAAAGAATTGTTTTGTAGAGATTGAATTTATTGTCAATAGTGTTGAGTGGAAAGTAGAGAGGGGAATTAAACCAAATATCTTCAAGATCTATAGAGATGGTGAAGAACTCAATCAGATCTCTTCTGCTATTGATCAGCAGAAGTGGTTGGAACAGAATGTCTTAAAAATGAACTATAAGTCCTTCACACAGATTGTGATATTGGGCAGCAGTTCCTTTGTTCCTTTCATGCAACTTCCTACAAATAGTAGAAGAGAAGTTGTAGAGGATCTATTAGATATTAGAATCTTTTCCTCTATGAATGATATTGTCAAGGGAAGGATACGTCTTGTCAAAGATGAAGTCAGAACTCTTGAATTAAAAAAGGAGAGTCTTAAAGATAAAGTTGATATGCAGAAAAACTTTATCCAACAAATTGAAGATCAGAGTAAAGAAGATGTCAGTTATAAAGAAAATCAAATAAATGTTCTCTTGACTGAAGAGAATGAATTTATGCATAAGAATGAAGATATTAATAATAATGTCATCCTACTTCAAAAAAAGATGACTACCTTAGAGGGTTCAGCATCTAAAATTAGAGAATATGGTAATATCAAAGGTAAACTGTCACAAAAAATTTCTGGTATTGTAAAAGAACACAAGTTTTTTAGTGAAAATAGAGTTTGCCCAACTTGCTCTCAAGAAATTGAAGATACATTTCGCGTAAATAGAATTAGTGATTCTCAATCTAAAGCAGAAGAATTGCAGAAGGGTTATCAAGAACTCCTCAACGCAATTAAAAATGAGGAAGAAAGAGAGTCTCAATTCCAACAAATCTCAGGAGACTTAAGTAAACTTCTTAATGGCATTACTCAAAATAATTCTCACATCAATGGTTGTCAGAAACAGATCAAAAGACTGGAACATGAAATTCAAACTATTACCAGTCAAATTGCAAACAGAAATACTGAACATGAAAAATTAGAAGAGTTTAGAAATAACCTTCAAGACACCTTTGAAAAAATAAGTGAGAAAAAGGAGAAGATTACTTATCTTGATTTTACATACAATCTTTTAAAAGATGGAGGAGTAAAAACTCAAATTATTAAAAAGTATCTGCCAATCATTAATCAACAGGCAAACAAATACCTGCAGATGATGGATTTCTATATTAACTTTAAACTTGATGAAGAATTTACAGAGACTATTGAATCTCCTATTCATGAGGATTTTACTTATCAATCTTTCTCTGAAGGTGAGAAAATGAGAATTGACCTTGCACTACTCTTTACATGGAGAGAGATTGCAAGAATGAAAAACTCTGTAAATACTAATCTCTTAATTATGGATGAAGTCTTTGACTCATCTCTTGATGGATTTGGTACAGAAGAGTTCCTTAAGATTATTAGATTTGTCATCAAAGATGCTAACATTTTTGTCATCTCTCATAAGGAAGGTCTTGAAGATAAGTTTGATAGTGTGATAAAGTTTGAGAAGCAAGGTAATTTCTCTAGGATAGAACCATGAAGGTTCCAAATTGGCAACATCACTCCAAAAAACAACAGAAGGTTCACTTAAAACCTCAAGCAATCAGACAACGTAAAGAAGCATTGCAATTTTTGAAGAAAAAGTTTAATGTGACAGCAACTTCATTAAGTTAGCATACGCTGACTAAATAGTAGGGTGAGAGAGGAGGTCTAAATTATGCATAACTTGGTATCAAGAAATGAACTAGCATCTTGGAGATGGGACGAAAAACACTCATCAGAAGAAAAATATGATCAAGTGTCCGATTATTTCCAATGCATTTCAGAATGTGGTATTAT